CTGAGGAATTGTGTTTGAATGAATCTTTTGGGATCAACCCTGTAGTTTCTGTGTCAAAAATTAATGCTATCATATTGTGTATAAATCATTATGATATAGAGGAGATTTCAATTTTATTTTTAAATCAACATAAATTCATAACGCAATATAACATATGCTGTTCATTAGTCCCCCGTTTGGCAACTATCTTCAAATGCCAAAAACCATATCGATTGAAGGAAGTTTCACATTGCAACCACGCGGTGGTCTTATACAACAAATATTCAAGACATTACGATATTCACCCAAACTAAACGGATGGGTCAATAAAATTGGATTACGAAACAAGGGTATCGATTGGGCATTACGAAATGTAAAACAAGATGATATTATATCAATTGCAATAATGGAAACTCGCGATATTGAAAAAATCCTTGCAAAATTACCGAATGACAGGAATATTGAATTGAATGTTAGTTGTCCAAACACAGAAAAAGATATGATACAAAATGGGCTACAAAAGTTCTTACACCCTTCACGAAAATGGTGTATCATCAAACTCTCTCCTCTTTCAACAAATGAACAGATTGAAACTTTTTACAAGAACGGGTTTCGTCAATTTCACTGTTGTAATACACTTCCAGTTAAAACAGGCGGATTAAGTGGTACTAGCATTATGCCGTATACAATGGACAAGATAGAGATGATAAAAAAATACAAAAATACTACAGTCATTGCAGGTGGAGGAGTTAGATCGTATAAAGATATTGAAAAATATAAAAAACATGGAGCAGACCACATATCTATATCAACCGTATTGTTTAATCCTTTAGTATCACTTTACCTATATACAAACTACTTGTATAACTACAAATCTATGTGATTGCGACATATGCCAAATGTCTTTCTATGCCATTGTGTAATACCATGACTTCTTATTCCGTCAAGATGTTTCGCTGCACCGTATCCCTTGTTTGTTAAGATACTGTATTTGTCTTGTAGATCAGGATGAGATTCACATAGATTCTCGATGTATTTATCTCGAAATGTCTTTGCTAAAATAGAAGCTGCAGCAATTGAAGTGTACTTGTTATCACCCCCTTCGATACAAATATGTGGTATCGTCTCGATTTCATCTCCAATAAGAGTATAATATGGTTTGAAATCATTGCCGTCAACTAAAAGAAACATATCGTTATTTTCTCGTTTTTCATGCATTTGTTTCATGATGTCTTGAATACATCGATGCATACACTTTAGTGTAGCTTGCCTTATATTTATCTTGTCTATCGTTTTTTCATCTTCATATTGGACAGAATACGCAATACAATGTTCTTTGATATAATCTGCCGTATTGTATAACTTTTTCTTGGATGAAAATTTTTTACTATCTTTCATATTGTGATGGTCAAATCCTACTTTTGGGAGCACAACTGCTGCAGCATAAACTGCACCAAACATAGGTCCGCGTCCGGCTTCATCGATACCAACTTCAATAATAGATGATGGTTCATCGTGATATGCTATATTAAGAGGGATTTGTACCTTTCGTTGACGTTTTGCTTTTTGTGGTTGTTCTGTATCTTGTATTTCCATTATTATAAGAATACAAGATAACAATGTGTAAAGTTATTTCAATTTTTTATGTATATTCATATAAATATTTTTAAATCATTTGTGCGAATTAAAATCTTCATAGATATATAATGAAACTGAAATTGCACAAGATCCATATTTTTATGCTTTTATTATTAGCACTAGTATTGTGTCCCATTTTAGGAGGAACGTGTCATCGTGAAGGATTACATAACCAAGAGCCTAAGCAGGAAAAGGTAAATCGATCACTCCATAGTGTCAAACGTAATGAGATACCAAAAGGAAACGAAGACTTGTATGTCCTCAGAAAGGATGTAGTAAGCCTTCTCAAGAATTCATCTGAACGACCATGTCCTCCTTGTGAACGCTGTCCAGAACCTTCATTTGAATGTAAGAAAGTCCCTAACTACTCAAGCATTGCAGTTGACGAATACATGCCAAAGCCAGTCTTGAACGATTTTAGTACGTTTGGACAGTAATCAATTACCTTCAAACATATCATCTATAAGGCTATCCAAATCATAGTTTAATTCCCATCCCAATGTGGTTTTTGCTTTAGATGGATCTCCTAATAAGAATTCTACTTCACATGGTCTAAAATATTTCTCATCAATTTTGACTAATATTTTACCAGATGTTTTCTCTTTACCTATCTCATTGATTCCTTCTCCTTGCCATAGAATCTCTTTTCCAACCTTGGCAAAACACCGTTCAATGAATTCTCTTACTGTGATTGTTTTACCAGTAGCCAGCACGAAATCATCGGGCTTATCTTGTTGTAGCATTAACCACATTCCATAGACGTAATCTTTAGAATGCCCCCAATCACGTTTACTATCTATATTTCCGAGTTTCAATACATAATCTGGGTTATTCACTTTTTCTTCTTCATAATTATCGTTATGTGAAATGCTTTCATGATAACCTTGATTGAATATTTGTAATTGCCTTGTATACTCATTCTCTTGTTCAATAATTTTTTTCACACCATTCACAATTTTCATTGTGACAAAATTCTCCCCTCTTCTGGGCGACTCATGGTTGAATAATATTCCATTACATGCAAAAATACCATATCCTTCACGGTAATTCTTCACTAGATAATGACTATATACTTTGGCACATGCATATGGCGACTGCGGATTGAATGGAGTACTTTCTTTTTGTGGTTTTTCTAATACATCGCCATACATCTCACTGGTTCCTGCTTGATAGAAGCGAATCCGCTTGACAATATAAGGAGGTAGAGCACGGATAGCTTCCAAGATTTTCAATGTTCCAACCGCGTCTACTAAAGTGGTATATTCTGGAATCTCAAATGAAATCTTCACATGACTCTGTGCAGCAAGGTTGTAGACCTCAAATACCTCAAAATCTGGATATTTTTGAATAATTGAACATATGAAATTCGTTAAAGAAGAACCATCAGTCATATCTCCATACTCAAGATTGATTTTATCCCTGATATGGTCAATTCGGGTAGAACTAAAGAGTAAAGAAGTTCTTCGAACAATACCAAAAATCGTATATCCTTTTTCAATAAGAAGTTCAGCTAGATATGATCCATCTTGTCCTGTGATTCCCGAGATGAACGCTAATTTCATGATACTATACATCTATACATAATATGAAATATTTCTACGAATTACACCATCTCTTGACATTTTTTGTCAATTTGTATTGAACTGCTTTTTTCATTGATGGGGACGATTTTGATTACTCCCTTGCTTTTTACTTTGTGTAATGGTTCTGTACATCCTTTATGTTTTCCATGCAGGTATATTTTCTTTGTTGTCATTTGTTTTACCTTTCTCTTCATCTTTGTTTGTCTCTTTTTTTTGGTAGTATTCTTTCCGCATCTTGCTCTGAAATGTTCGTATCGTTCACGTATGTTGTCATAAGATAAACCAGATTTCTTCTTTAACATTTTGTTTATCACTTCGTGTAAATCGTAAATGTATTTCGAAAAGGTGTCTCTCGATTTCATAGAAGACATCGTTAAAGGTAGTGATCTGAAATTACTCCTTAGATTATCGCGACAATATTTGCATGGTAATACATATTTCAAGCTCAAGATGAAATTTCTGTAATGGCGTTTCTCGTCCTTTGTAGGATGTATAGGATAATTGAAACTCATAGTATGAAGAAAATGCCATAAACTAGGACCCCACACGCTGGTTAACATACCATCTCCACTCGAGTAATTTTCCCATGTAAATGTTGGTTTCTTTGATACTTTTCTCTTTTTCAACGTTTGATTTTTCATCCTTGCATTATCTTTTCTTGTTTTATTCATTATATCTTATAGTTTAACAAGATAAAATTTTATCAGAATTAAATGAGAGAGATGATGTTCTTGAATGATTCTGTGTCTTGAATTTTACACTCTCCATCAGTAGCTTGATCTTTATCGTAAATTGATTTCAAGGCTTGATAATATTCTTTATCACTGAAATAATCGTATCTATTGATTTCAATAAGCAAACCATTTTTAAGACGGTAAAGCATGTATGTAGATAAACGCATTATCTGTTTAGATATATTACGTTCAAGATATGAATATAATGTAGTATAAATATATACAATATGGGCAAATTAGATTCATATGTAAGACTTTTACGAGACAATTCTAGATTGTTAAGCATTCTTGCAATCATTGCACTCTTTATCATCATTGTGATATATATTTACCGATCATATGTCATACCTAAATTGAAACCGAGCTACGTAGCCAATAAGGAATTTCACAAATCAGAAGATGCAAAGGTTGCAGAAGTGTACTACTTCTTTGCTGATTGGTGTCCACATTGCAAATCAGCGCGACCTCATTGGGACCGTCTAAAAGGTGAATTTGAAATCAAACAAGTGAACGGATATAAGCTTCATTTTATCGAAGTTGATTGTACCGATTCCGAATCTGTAAGGGCATCAGAAATGATGGACAAGTACAAAGTGGAAGGATTTCCAACGATCAAATTGAAAAAGGATGGAAAAGTCATCGAATACAATGCCAAACCTAATTTTGAGACCATGAGTGAATTTCTACATAAAATGATGTAAAATCGTTATGATTGTGTAATACCACTTTGTATTTCAACTTTACTCCGGAAATATTGTGTTGCTAATTTACCGTATACTTTCCCGCTATCGACTGCCTCTGCCCGGTTCGTCTTGTTGGCAAGGACGTTCATAAATGAATCATAAGACATACCTTTGTTATAAACATAAATTTCGTATGGTATACTTGATTGTTCTGAAGACGTAGAGTGATTTTTCATGAACTCTTTGGAAAATGTTGAAATCATGTCGAGTAATGATGACTCTTCAGTGAGTAACTTTGGTTCTAATGCATCTGGCTCGTAGAGATTAGTAATGCCTAATACTTCGTTGAGATTACACTTTGTCTCTCGTAAGCAAGCATCCAAAGGATAGTTGAGTTTCATTCCTCCATCTACGAGGCACATCTGCTCATAGAAGACAGGTTGGAATACAAATGGAACCGCACTTGTCATATGTAACGCTTTCAATAATGAGAGTTCTGGATGTGTCTTATAGCTAATATCGTGGACTTTGAAACTATCATTGACATCGATGGTGTAAAAATGATGTTCCTTCTTTGTGTATTGATGGAATTCTTCAAGAGTGATATCAAGTGATATATCTTTCCCTCCGAATAGAGGCTTGAATATTTTGAATACAAATTCAGAACCCAACATCCCCATTTTCTGAAAGACATTGAAGAATGTGGCTGATGTAATTGGAAATTCATTTTCCCATGGTCGTTTCACAAAGTATTCGTATAGTGTATCACTATCATATCCTAAGCACATGACTACGCTTACAAACGCACCAGCAGACGTTGCATACATTGTTTCAATATTGTCGATGGATAAGATTTCCTCATCAAGTAGATGAAGAAATGTCCCAAGTACCTGAAATCCTGTTGGACCACAACCAGTAATCACAATATGTTTTATATGATTCAATAGTACCATACATACAAATAGCAGTATAATTTAGACCTTTTTTTCTATTGGAATAATATGACATCTATATTTGACCTGAATAAGGAAGAAGAGGAAGATTTACAAGACAAAATTAATTTAGACGAGTTGTATGAGAAAAAACGCGAACATGATTTGAGTAAATTGGCTATATATAAGAAGATACTAAGCCGAATTCATGTTAGAATCAAAGCAACATCAAGGCAAAAAATAGACAATCAGTTTTGTTGGTATGTCGTTCCTGAAATAATCATTGGTGTCCCAAAATACGATCAAGGAGCTTGTGTTGCATACATTCTTGATAAATTAGAAGAGAACGGGTTGATAGTCAGATATACACATCCAAATTTGCTGTTCATTAGTTGGAAACATTGGGTACCAGGATACGTGAGAACGGAAATTAAGAAGCAGACAGGCAAGAATATAGATGGATACGGTAATATTCTACAGGAGAAACAAGATGCCGAATTGAGCAAACCAGGAGTTAAAAATAGACCATTTAAACCAGATAATCCAAATGATTATATGTTCAATGGAAACAAAAAAGTCAGTATTCAGCCAGACAAGAAACAATTCAAATCTACTAATAGCTACAAACCAACAGGAATGATATACACAAATGATCATTTGAAACCATTCACGAGTTGATGTGCGAACAAAAACTGTTCCGAGTAAATATTTACATATAGAGTATTTTACATGTAAATATGAATATGATTAGACATCTGTTGATTGTATTGCTTCTTCGAGAGACTTTTGTCGATCACTATGTACACTTAACACGAGACTAGCTTTTATTGCATCGTGAATTCGCATTCCTTTTTGGAAGTCCTTTTCACAATCGATGTATAAATCAACGATTTCATTTCTCACTTTAGGGATAAGACTTTTCAATGTAGTAGAATTAAGGGATGATTTAATCATAGGATAGGATATTCCTTTTGACTTATCTTCAAATATAGAAAACATCATACCAAGGTATTTTGTAAGGTTCTTGTATTTTTCATTAGTATTTTGCATCATTGTTTGAATATGTTTTGCAAAGTTGGTGAATAACTGACCGTTTACATCAGTATCATCTGAATTGATGTCTTGGCATGACATAGTATTGTTATAATTCTTCAGTTTGATATCATGGAACGACTTAATTGCATCATCTCCTGTCCGAGGCATTCTATTATTTCCAGTGAATGCTATGTAAAATTTTTCAAGAGTAGTATCGTACTCTTTCTTCATCTTGTCACTCATAACATACTTATTGAGAGAAACATCATATGTATCATTGAATAAATCTTCCAATGTTTTGAAACCAACTTGATCATATACAGAACCTTGTGATTCACATACTTTAGGCATTGATGAATGTTTTTTTCTCTCTGAATTTCTTGATTCAGATTTGATTTCTTCTTGTACCGGTTTGAATAACTCGTTATCACTTACTTCTTCAAGAGGTTTACTTTCAATGTCATCAGTTGACATCGATTTTTCATTTGACATGGGAACCGTATTGTCATCTTGCGGTACTTTAGTTCGTGCCGACTCATCTTGTAAATCATTTTGTAAATCATCTTGTTCAGCTTTTGATTTGTCATTAGTGTCGACTGG